GCATACGCCATGGCCCATGACTACGTGCACAAATCAAACATAGAACAAGGTATAATTATGGTATGCACACCTGACCTATACTACCAAGAGTTTATTGTTTCTGGGGCTGATTTACGATCATGGAAGCACAAGTTTCTCAAACGATTAGACATGTATCACGAGTTAAAGTTTGACGAAAAAGAGGCAGTCGACATAGATTTGCCACAATTAGAAAAGGAGATGAAAAATGAACGATAAAATGTTTATAGCTCTGATGAAAAGATATGAAGCAGAGATAGAAGATGCAGTCTACAGAATAGATGCAATCAACGAACACAACTTAATCATTCCAGAGCATACAGATATCTTGGGTGAAGTTGACAAAATGTTACAAAAGATTTCAAACGCAGAAGATAGATTGGCAGCATTGAGGCGACATTACGGCAAGAATGAGGCAAAGTAATTTGTATAAGGGATCTAAAAAGTTTAAAAAATTTTTACAAAAAAAGTAAGGAGTAAAAAGTGTCTTTTTGTCGTTTTGGTCTAGAAGTGTTGATTTTATTGACTTTAGGGTAGACAAATTAGGTGACAAATCATGTTTAGGTAGACAAATTATTTTGTCACTATATAGAAAGGCCTTCCGCGAAACGTTTCTTTTTTGTCTCTGTAACTTAAAACTTTCTAGATCCCTTATAGAAAGCTGATATAAGGGGGTATGCCTAGGAAAAGAAGAAAAGCTATTGCCTCTATAACTCCCGATATACCTTATCCGAAAGTCCGAGTGGAGTGGATCGATTGCGTGAGCGATTCGGGCTGGGCTACTGACAAAGAGTTTGACAGGATGAAGTTAGCACGACCTGTTAATGAAGGTTGGTTGTATTCTAAAGATAAAAAATCAATTAAGTTATTTGCTTCTTACGACAGAGAAGACGATGGCAGTTTTACTTTTGGGGATCGGACGATGATTCCTCGTCAGTGGGTGAAGAAGATTCAGAAGATATAATTTTGTCTGGAGCCGCGATCAAAGCGTAGTCCTCTTCTGTTTTCTTGATCTCTCTATCTAATTCTTCTTTGGTCATATCTTCTAGTTTGCCAGTTAATCCTACAGTTCTGTTCCAGTATAAACCTTCCACTTGACCCCGTGATCTTTCAGCATTATGCGCTGCGGAGTAGTTGCCTTTTTTAATAGCCAGCTCCTTGATCCGATTTAATTCTGCTATGTGGTTTAGTTTAGTGACTTTGTGTTTTTCTAGCTTTTCACCCTCTAAATGCTCTATATATTGAACAACAGATGGGTGTATTCTAGGGTTTGTTAGCTCGTAACCACTTCTGTTATTCCTGTTAGGACTATATCCTGCCATTTTTGCAGCCTCTGATTTACTTAGAGCTTTCCCTGTTTCAGGATCGCCATACACAAGTAATTGTGCAAATCTCTTTTGCATTGAGGTTAATGATCTTTTTGCTGCCATAATTGACAATTTAAGTTAAGTGTCCTATATTGTCAAGGTATGAAAGATGACGTTATAGAAGGCTATAAAGAAGTTATAAAAATGTTAAGAGCTGAAATACAAGATTTAAAAAAATATCAGTCTGAATGTATACGATTAGAAAATCTCTTGCATGGTTATAAAAAAGTGATAGAGGAATTAACTAATCAGGTGGTTAAAAAATAATGTATGTTAGACACCTGCAAGAGTATTTAGATAAGTTTACTGAAGGACAACAAGGTCGTAGAGGTAATGCAGTCAGTGATGCTAAGATTTACATCATGACAAGCAGAGGTTACTTAGAAGAAATTAAACGCATTGAAGTTCATGCAAGTAACAATCCTATGGATACATCCTTGCGTGTTGTGTTAAAACCAAACAAAGAAGAAAAACTTATATTACCTCCTGGTTACATAAAAGATTATTAACCAAAGGATTACCCGATGCAATGGGGCCAGAAGCTAGATTATATAAAAAACTTAAAAGGGTATCTAAAGATATCATCTGGACTAGAATTGAAAACCAAAGCCTACTTGGGACTCCTGATTTATTGGGCTATAATATTAATAGCACCTTTTTCACAATAGAACTTAAAGTTGCAAGTGGCAACAAAGCTCGCTTGTCCCCTCATCAAATTTCATTTCATATCCTACATCCCAAAAACTCTTTCGTGCTTGTGGAGTGGAAGAGTAAACACTTGTTGTTTGAGGGCAAGCAAACGCTTGCGCTTGTAGATTGTCCGTTGTCATCGCTTGAGCCTGTTGTTGATTCGCTTGAAGATTGTGTGAAGTATTTGTCTAGCTTGTAGGTTTATTCTTCATCTGCAACTAAAAAACCATCTGCGAGTATTTGATCCTCAACGTATTTTCTTAGTTCAGATTTGCTCTTTTTTGTTAAAAAATCTTTTTCACCAAAATGACCGTGTTGATCTTCAAAGTCATCAATCATACCTTTTATTAATTTATCATATAAAACATCAGCGTGATATATACAATAATCTAATTTTTCTTTTTCTTTTTTCTTACGCTCATACGCCTGAGCCTTATTCTTACTATCTCGATAGTCGTGTCCATCATCTCGTTGTGTCATTATTCCTCGCTTGTTGATTTTTCCAACCTTTAAATTCACACAATAATCTATCTCTATCATTATTAAATTTTTCAAGGTCTTTACTATTAGTAATTGGTTTTAACTCTAATTCTAATAATTTTTTTCTATATTCTTTTAAAGTCATATTATCCCTTCTGCTCGCTCGCTTGTTGATTTTCTACTTCTAATCTATGTGTGTAGTCGCTTTCAGTATCTGGGTGTACTGTAATAACTAAATTATTATTGTTATGAGATTTTGATTTTTCTATTCTTATCTCATACCCTTTATAGTTAAGCCATAAAACATCATCAACTACTTCTAAATTGTTTAATGTATTTTTCATATTATCCCTTCTGCTCGCTCGCTTGTTGATTAATACAATCATTACAAATTAAATCAAAATCAATCTCATTAATATCTTTCATTGTTCCATATAATTGCACTCCCCCACATTTTGAACAAATATCAAATGGTTGATTAGGATTATTTTTCATAATTTGTTTTTGTTGTTGTTCAGTTAATTTCATATTATCCCTTCTGCTCGCTCGCTCGCTTGTTAGTTTTAATATGGCGGTTGGTAAGGTCGTACTGACCCGAACCGCCACAATTCGCACAAAATTAAACATCTTGCACAAATCCCGTTTGGTCTTTTAACGCTCTACCTTTAGCGTATAGACCTATAATAACATTTTTAGGGTCATTAAATCTTAAATCCGATTTATCCCCGTTAAAAACTTTGTAATTTAAAAATCTTTTTGGAAGTTTTTTTGATCTAAAAACGGCGCTAATATTCCCGCCACGTTTTAGTATGTCAAGCGCTTGCGCCTTGTTATCCTCGTTTAATGAATAAGTTAAATGATAATTTTTTGGATATTGTTTTTTAACATACTTTAATGCTCGCTTGTATATTTTTGTATAATCATAAAATTTAACTTTTGGGAATTCATTATATAAATTGTGAATATTCCAATCAATGTCGCTNGTNCCNTTTAANCNTATNGCGGGNTTAAANCCNTTTTTNTTACATCTTAAAATATGTCTTTTTATTTCTATTCTTATTTGATCTAAAAATGTTTCACGTTCTAAAAAATACCACTTCGTCTTATTAATACGACCTTGTTGAACTGAATTCATTTGACCCCGACCCGCCGTGTTTAAACAACTTGCCATACAACCTTCACTCGCAAGCGGGCAAACGTTAAAACCGCTTGTTCGTTGTGGAGCTAAATATAGAATTGCGGTCATATATTTGTATTTTTGACCTTTAATTGTTTTGGCGTTGTTATCTATATTTAATAATTTTTTTGATTTGTATAATTTCACAATTTTTCACCTTCATTTATATGTAATTCTATTTGACCTTCATTTTCATAAATACCAAAAAAATCATATTCAAATAAATCACTTTCATTTGAATAAATAACAATATCTTTGTCTTGATTATATTTTTCTAGTTTTTTAATTAATTCTTTTAATTTCATATTAAAAACAATCTTGACAGTAACGTTTATCTGATTGAGAATACCAATCAGGCGCAAT